GTTGGGTCCCAGGACAACGGCGATTTGAACATGCCGATATTCTGGAATCTCCAGCCTTACTCATGGTTCTATGCGAATCGTCCTCCATGTGTAATAGAGGACAGCTTCCATTCTGAGACGTGGTTCACAGGTGCATTCCAGTATTACCTCAACGATGCCCATCATTTCTTGGGTCGTTTGGGGAACTGGGAGAGACTAGCCAACAGGCTACTCGGCACTGACCTTACGGCCAGTGTCATCTGGGAACTCACGCCATGGTCCTGGCTTGTCGACTGGCACAGCGACATTGGAACGTTTTTCTCCAATGTCGATGCGTTCAGTGAGGACAAGCTGGTGTTGAGGTACGGGTACGTGATGCACAAGCAATCTGCAACACGTATTGAGTCCGTGACTGGTTTAATCCGCCAGCCCGGGGTTACATATGCCCCGACCTCAGTCGTGACCTATAAATCCGCTTCGCGGAAGCGTAGGACACGAGCTACACCGTACGGTTTTGGCGTCGACGCACAGAATCTTTCACCTGTGCGTCTAGCCATCCTCGCCGCTTTGGGGCTAACCAAGTCCCCAGGTGGCAACTACAAATTCCTCAACTGAGGATTTGTAGGTGTGGCGGACTTCTTGTCCATGCCACCCGGTGGGGTCAACCTGACCCTGTCGAACTTCAACAGAGAGCGTTGCCATGTCTTACACAGACCCACAGTCAGTCACAATCAATACCGTTGCGACCTCGCTTCCGCGAGTTAGCAGCGGTGTCAACTCTGGTGGTTTTGCTACCAGTGATGGCACCGTGCGGCTCGACGTGTCCAATTCCTACGGGAAGCGGACACGCCGGACGATTGGACTGACCCAGTCGAAGATCTCTGCTGACCCTCTGGTCCCGTCATCGAATGTTCGAAACACCATGCGTTGTTACGTGGTGGTCGACACTCCGGTGAACGGGTTCACGGTCACAGAGCAGAAGTACCTCGTGGATGCCCTTTCGGCATACCTCGCGGCTTCGTCTGGTGCAAGGGTCACCCAGCTACTGGGGGGTGAAAACTGATTCGTCCTTGGATGTGGAGGTTAAGATTCCTTCACATCCTATTCGCCCTGATCAACTTCGTCAGGGTGATGGGACGGATCTGGTTCTAACCTGTGTAAAATGACCTGGCTGAGGATCTCGCTACCCCCTTCTATAGGAGGAGCAAGTGAAAAGCCCGATCACGCTCGCACAATTGGTGCTCATTGATTTGGGCACCAGATGCGGCACTAGCACCACACGCGATTGGAAAACGATCGCGCGGCGCGTCGAAGAGGAGGGGTTCTCGTTTCTCACGATCACCCTGCCGGACTTCTGTGCTGACCTCGAAAAAGGCCTAGCCCAGGAGTTCGTCGCTCCAGACATGTTCGCCGGATTTCGGCGGCATGGAGGTCTCCCCCGATTCCTCGGAGGTTTCCTCGAGCTTATCTTCGACCGCGACAGTGGATGTCTTCTCCAGGAACCTAGCATTCAGGCGATTCGAGCCGTGCGTCAGATAACTCTGATGTTCGGCAAGATTGAACTTGAGTGCTCTGCAGACCGCACTTGGCGGGCTGTCGACAAGTTCCTGGAGTGTGAGCAGGATCTGAAGCAATCCGATTACAGGCTACGATCTGAACCAGACCGGCTCGATCGTTTCGCCCGGATCGGCAGACTGCTTTGGGCAGATTTCCTTTCGTCTGTAGATTCTCGAATCTACAACGAGGGAGTGATGCCCAAGCATGGCCCAGGGGCCACGGCTGATAAACTTCGCGGAAACGCGAAGTATGATCAGTCCACGTGGACCACTAGGCTGGAGGAGGTTTTCCCACACTGGGAGAACCTCATTCCATCTGAGTCCTTCCTTGATAGGACGGACGTTGTTCGGATCCTCGAACCTGGGGATGAGATAGCCGTAAAGGTTATCGCCGTCCCCAAGACGCTGAAGACTCCTCGGATCATCGCCGTCGAACCCACCTGTATGCAATACATGCAGCAGGGGGTTCTCTCGATGGTGATGCAAGAGATGGCGGGTCATGACAACCCACGCCATTTCATCCAGTTCGAATCGCAGGAACCAAACCAATGGTCCGCGCGAGAGGGTTCCATCACTGGAACTCTCGCCACACTGGATCTCAGTGAGGCTTCGGATAGGGTCTCCAATCAGCATGTACGTCTCCTGTTGTCAAATCATCGTTGGCTTCGGCTAGCGGTGGATGCAACAAGGAGCCGGAAGGCTGATGTGCCTCGGAGAGATGGTACGATTAGTACCGTTAGACTCTCCAAGTTCGCGTCCATGGGTTCAGCGCTCTGCTTTCCAATGGAAGCACTGGTCTTTGCGACAGTGATCTTCTGTGGGATTGAGCAGGCGCTAGGCCGTCCACTGGTCAAGAAGGATGTTATATCCTTCTTTGACAGGGTGCGTGTCTACGGGGATGACATCATTGTCCCTGTGGAATATGTGCACCAGGTTATCCAGGAACTCGAAGCTTTTGGGTTTCGAGTCAATACTCGCAAATCTTTCTGGACTGGCAGTTTCAGAGAGAGTTGCGGGATGGAGTACTACAAGGGTTCACCAGTTACGGTGGCCCGAGTGCGTACTCTCCTTCCGGATAGCCGTCAGGACGTTGCTGAGCTGGTGTCCACCGTTTCACTGAGGAATCAGCTTGATAAGCTGTACTTCCCAGAGACGGTGCGATTCCTAGATGAGCTGATCGGGAAGATTATTCCCTTTCCAGCTGTACTAGAAACGTCCAGCTTGCTTGGCCGTCATTTGCCTTGGCTCCCTAGCCAGGAGTACAGGCATGATCTCCACCTCAACCACCCTCTTGTCAAGGGTGCTGTTGTGGAGTCCAAGTCGCCACTGAACCAGGTGGACGACTATGGAGCCTTGATGAAGTGGTTCTTGAAGAGGGGCGAGATGCCCTTCCAAGACAAGGATCACCTTCAACGTTCTGGGCGACCCTCATCCGCTCGCATCAAGGTGAGGTGGGCTAGGCCATGGTAACCGGGATTCCATTCCGGGTCAACCACAGATAGCCGACAGGTGGGGTCCGCTATTTAGCGGGCCCCAGGTCTGACATTTTGTCAGGCCTGCGGGAGTCTAGGTGACTCTCTCTGAGAGTTGCGGGATGGAGTACTACAAGGGCTCACCTGTTACGGTGGCCCGAGTACGTACTCTCCTTCCAGATAGCCGTCAGGACGTTGCTGAGCTGGTGTCCACCGTTTCCTTGAGGAATCAGCTTGATAAGCTGTATTTCCCAGAGACGGTGCGATTCCTAGATGAGCTGGTCGGGAAGATTATTCCCTTTCCAGCTGTACTAGAAACGTCCAGCTTGCTTGGCCGTCATTTGCC